AAATATGAAATGTATATTTTTGGATTTTGATGGTGTGTTTAATACCACTAAAATGTATAATAATAGTATGTATATAAATGGTTATGGTTTTAATTTACATTTTAATATAAAACATATTGAAGATTTTGTTAAAATATTTCTTTATTGTAGAGAACATAATATTAAAATTTGTATGACATCTTCAAATTCTTTAAATAAAAGTAAAGAAGATTGGGAAAATTTTATATTAAAAATTTTTAGAATACCAATACCGAATATTATAATTGGTGTCGATAGTAGACAAGATAGAGATAGGGGATTATTTATTGAAGATTTTATAGTAGATAATAATATTAAAAAATATTTAATAATTGATGATGATATTAGGGATATACAACCTTATCATAAATCTGAAAATATATTACATATAAATAAAGAATATGGGATAACAATAATAGATATGTTGAAAATAAAAGATTATTTTGAAAATTAGGAGGTATATTTATGTTATTAGTAAATGATGTTGGTAAGAAATATGTGTTATTTTATGACACTATGACTTTGAACACAAAAAAATTTTGTGATAAAGTCAAAAAGAAATTTGGAGATAGAATTTCAGTACATAATATAAAACATATATTAAATGATTATGGTTATCATAAAGTAAGTGGTAGTAAAGAATTAATAAATAGTATAGAATATCATTTAATAACATATACAATTATGCAAGGGAAAGTGCCTAAAACTACTTTAGATTTCCTTGAGGAATATAATTGGAAAAAAAAGATTAAGACTATTTCAAGTACAGGTCAGAAGAATTGGGGTAGTGATTTATTTGCTAAGGCTGTTGATATAGTTAATGAAAAATATCCTAATATAGAAAAAGGATTAAAAATAGAATTACAAGGTACAGCAAAAGATGTAAATAGTATGGGAAAATTAATTTTAGGAGATGATTATTATGTGGATAGTAAGAAATAATGATTTAGTTAATTTAAATAGTATTGATAGTATTGAACTTGATATATGTAAAGATGATGAACAATTTGAATTAAATTTTTATAAAAATGGTAATATTAGTTTTTATATGTTTTTTGATAGTGAAAAAGAATTAAAAAATGCTTTTGTAAATATAAAATTAGCATTGAAAAATAATAAAAATTTTTTAGAAATATAGTGTTGACAAATAAATAAAAATATGGTAATATAAATATGAAAACAAATTAAAGAAAAGGAAGTGTTATAATGGCATTTAATCAATTTAGAATAAATTTTGAATTTTTAGGGAAATTAGAAGTGTTGAAAGATGGGAAAGATAGTAATGGAAATGATATAAAAGGTACTGTTAGAGATAATGGTAAAGGGTTTACTAAATTAGTGTTTAAAGGTAATGCTGGAGAGCAAGGAGATTTCTATTTAGAGTTAAATGGTTTTGCTAATCCTGTTAAATTTACATTAAATGAAGTTGATGGTAAAGGTAATAATAAAACTTACGACTTTAATGGTGGTAAATTGAAATATCAAGAAAGTGAAGTTAAAGACCTTTATAAATCTACATATAAATTAATAAAAGGTAAAGATGAGCAAGTTTTCTATCACGGTAGAGATTTTGTAAATAAATTAATCAAATTAATACCTAATATTGAAAAAAATAAAAATACTTTATATAAAATAAAAGGTACGATTGATAGAAGTGTTTATAAAAACAATATGTATGATAAATATATGTTTAATTCAGTAGAAATTTTATCTAAAAAAGAAGAACAATATTTAAAAGTTTATGAAGTATTTGCTTATAAAAGAGAAGAATTAAAAGGTAGTACAATAATTCCTTATGAGATTATTAATCTTAATACAAAAGATAAAGGTAGAAAAGATTTTTATTATAAGTCAAGTAAGAAATTAAAATTAGATAGTAAATGGTTGTTAAATGGTACAATGGAAAGTATACCATTAAAAGAAAATCCAGTTATTATGGGATATATTAAAGATTTAATGGCTAATGAAATTGGTAGGGTTAAAGTACATTATAAACCAGTTATTAATACAACTAAACAAGAAGAAACTGAATACAAACCTGATTTAGAAAGTTTACCAGTAGAATTTAAGGAAGCATATAAAAGTTTAATTGAAAAAGGATTAGAAAAACAAGCAAAAGAACTTGTTAAGAGAGTAGGTAATGCTATTAAATTAAGTGAAGGTGGAGGATTTAGAGATTATTATATTGATGAATTTGAATATTCTTCAGACTTTGCTTTGAAAATTAGCGAAACAGTTACAAAGGCAGAATTTTTAGAAACTAACTTGAAAAATATTGAGTTAGCAACTAATAAAGAAACTAGAGGTAAGTTACTGTTAAGTAAGATTGTAATTAATAAAGAAAATATAATATCTTCTACTGAAAATAATATATTTGAAGATAATAATGATAATATTGGATTTGAAGATAATCTAAATTTAAATGATAATATATTAAATGAAGATAATGAAAAAGAAATTAGTTTTGATGATGTTGAAGAAAAAGAAAATGAAAAGGAAAATGTTATAGAAACTAAAGTTGAAGATAATAAAGAAGAAGTTAATGAAGATATTGATGATATATTTAATGAAACTTCTGAAAATAATAATGAAATTATTGAAAATAAAGAAACAGAAACAGTAGAAGAAAAAAATACTGAAGAAAGTGAAGATGAAGAAGATTTATTCGATAGTATTTTTAATAGTTAGAAAGGTAGGAAAAGGTATGAAATGTAGTCATTGTGGAAAAGAGATTACTGACATATCTTTTTCTTTTAAATTGGGAGAGAGATATTATCACAATGAATTATGTTATTTTGAAAGTGTTAAAAAAGATTTTAATAAGAAAATAAATAAAATGTTACAATATTATTATTCTTTTAATGATAAGAATACTAAAGTACCAAAACAATACTATATGTTATTTAATAAATTAAGAAAAGAATATAAAGATGAAAAATATACTATGTTTTTTCTTTATAACTCAAGAGATATTATAAATGAGATTAATAATAGATACCAGTATTGTAAAGTTAATACTAGGATATATAAGGTTTGGGAATATTTAAGAGATAATTACTATTCAATGTTACCACAATATTTTAAAAAGACTGAAAGTATATCACATATATTTGAAAGTGAAAATAAGGAAAGAACTATTAAAAAAAGACATAAAAATAAATTACTTGAAGATTAGTCAATATTAATTGACTAATTTTATTTTATATGTTATAATTTATTAAAAAGTTAAGGGAGAGATTATATGTTAAAATTGGAAGAAGATTTAAAGTTAGCAAAAGATAGATTAAAAGAATTTAAAAAAGATAATAAAAAAATAATATCATTTTCAATGTTAAGTGTTGTTGAAACTTGTTATAGACAATATAAATTTCAATATGTTGATAAAGTTAAGTTAAAGGATAGTAATAATATTTACACTTTTTTAGGTACATTAGCACATAGTTTGATTGAAAAGCTATATAGAGATGAAATTACAAAAGATAAAGCAATACAGAAATGGTTGGATAATGTTGAAAATAATCCTTACTATTTTTTAGATTATACTAGATGTGAAAATCCTACTACAAGGGAAGAAATGTTTAATAAGAATGAATTATATAAGAATAATTATAATTCAAATATGTTACATTATTTTAAGAACTTTACAAAAATGAAATATGTTAATTTTTTTCAAGAGAAAAAAATTTATTTTGAATTAGGAGAACTGTTTAAAAGTCCAATATTTAAAAATTATATATTTAATGGTATCATTGACTTTATTGGAGTAAATGAAGATGGGTCATTAGATATTATTGATTATAAGACAAGTACACTATATAAAGGAGAAAAGTTAGAATTACAAAGTTTTCAATTAATCTTATATGCTATTGCTTTGGAAAAAATGGGTTATAAAATTAATAGGATTGGTTGGAATTTTTTAAAGTATGTTAGAAAAATTACAAAATTTAAAAATGGAAATATTAAGTATACAAATTGTGAGAGAAAAGATTTTATTGAAAAAGACAATATTGAATTTGAAGATTGTTTGGTATATATTGACTATAATATTATGAATAAAAAGAAAGCATTAAAATATGTATTTGATAATATTTTAAAAATGATTAAAATTGATAATTTAAAAAATTTAGATACAAATAAAATACCATATAATTATGATAAATTCTTTTGTGAGAATTTATGTAGTTTTTATAAATTTTGTAGTGTAGGGGTATGATATGAATGATAATACTTTTATAAAATTGCTTAAAGATAATAAATATTTATTGTTTGAATATTTAAAGAATAAGAATATCAGATATACTGTTAATGTTGATGAGAGCAGTATAAGAATGGATAGTATTGGTAGTGATAATTTTAATGGGTTGTCATTATCTTTAAATTCTATGGTTTATTATGATTTTAAAAGTACAGAAAAAGGTAATGTGTTGGATTTATTAAGTATTATAACTAATTTGAATAAACATTTAATAATATTTGAATTTAAATGTTTAATTGAAAAATTAGATTATGAAATTAAGAAAATAGATAACAATGATTATATTGAATATGAAAAAAAAGAATTGTTAGAATATCCTAAAAGATTATTAGATTTATTTCCTAATATTATTAGTGATTTATTTTTAAAGGACAATATAAATGAGCCTACACAATTACTATTTAATATCAAATATGATAAAGAAACTGATAGGGTATTGATACCTGTTGAGTTTAAAGGTAAGTTGGTAGGAATGGTTGGAAGATACAATAATAGTGAAGTTCCTAAAAATATTCCAAAATATTATCCTATACTTGTATATCCAAAAAGTGAAGTATTGTTTGGATATGATTTATGTAAAAATATCATAGAAAAAACTAAAACAGTTATATTAGTTGAAAGTGAAAAATCAGTTATGAAAAGTATTCAATGTGAATTATATAATACTTTAGCAGTTGGGGGAAGCAATATTAGTAAATCACAAATAGAATTATTAAAGGAATTAAATGTTAAAAGGATTTTTATTTGTTTTGATAGTGATAAGGAGAAAGAAAAATTATTAAATCAAATAAAAAAATGGTTTAAAGATGAACAGTTTGATATATATTTTATTGATAATAATACAAAATATATAAGTGAAAAAAGTTGTATATTTGATATGTGTTGGAGTAAAAAGAATATATTAAAATATATAAAGAAATTTAGTGAAAAAGTCAAGTCATAAAATAAGGCTTGACATTTTTTTATTTGTGTGGTATTATTATAATGGAATATTAATGAAATTCTAAAGAAAGGTTAAATAAATATGGAAAATAGAGATGAGTATTCAGAAACACTTATTATGGGGATAGTTTGTTTTTTATTTATATCTTTATTTGTAATTTTAGTAGCACAAGGTGTGAGAGATAGTAGTAATCATTATAAAGGTTTTATAAATCAATGTAGTAATTCAAATTTTACTAAAATAATTGATAACACAAAGATTAGACATAAACAAGTTTTAAGAAGAAAAATATTTTATTTAGTAAATAAATATGAAATAGTAGATGAAGAAATAAAAGATAAAGATATAAAATTATATTTCAATGATAAGTTATTTTATGATTTAAAAGAATATCCTAGTGAGTATATTAGGGGTAATAAAATAATAGATTGTAATAGTTTTTATAATGATTATGTTAAATATAGTGATTAAATAGAGAGGTAAAAGTATTGAAAAATAAAGGTTATGTGTTACAAGATAATATAAAGAAGTCTTGTGAAAAACAAGATATATTATTTTATAGATTTAGGGATAGTCCTTTTAGTTTTGCTAATAGTGATAAGACAAAATTTACTACAAATAATATTTGTGATTGTATGATATTTTTAAGTGGTAAATTATTGTTTTTGGAATTAAAAAGTGTAAAAGGTAAAAGTAAATCATTCACTAATCACGAATTTAGACAATTAAGTGATATTAGTAAAATTATCCATAATAAAAATGGATATGAAAGATTTGGAGTTTATGGAGGTTTTTTAATAGAATTTAGGGAAATAGAACAAAGTTATTATTTTCCAGTAAAAGAAATATATAGATATTTTGAAGAAAATAATACAAAAACATTGAATATTGAGAAATATTTAAAAAAATATTATTGTATAAAAGTCAATCAAGAAATTTTAAGGAAAAATTACAGGTATAATATAAGAGATATATTTATAGAATTAGGAGGAAATTATGATGAATAAATTAATTAATAGAGTTACAAAATTTAGAGTAAAAGTAGAATTAAATTGTTATTGGAGTTTTATAGTATATGAGCCATATACTAAATTATCATTAGGAGAGTAAAATATGAAAAAATTGGAAGAAGATTATACTGGTTATGAGTTTACATATTTTACTTATGAAGAATATGATAAAATGTTAGATTTAATGTTATATAATATTTATAGAAATACTTTTATAGATAAAAATGATTTAAAACAAGAGTTAATAATATTTATTATGAGATTAGAGAAAAAAATATTTACAAAGGAAAAAGATATTGATAATATTAAGGGATATATAGTACATTGTGTTAAAATGAAAACTAGAACAATGGCTAAAGAGTTTTTTGAAAGATTGAAAAAGGAAAATTCAAGTAGTCTTGATATTATAGATGATGTTATTAGTGATAATTCTGATATTGAAAATTATATTGTAAATAAATCTTATATAAATGATTTATTTGATTATTATGAAATATTAGAAGAAGATAGAAATTTATTGTTAGGGCATAGACCTAATAGTAGAAGAAATGAAAGATATTTATTAAATAGATGGTTAAAAAATAAAGTATTGAAAAAGGATAAAGAGAAATGGAAGTTGAGTAATGAGTAATATTATTATAAAACAAGAAAATTTTATGGAACAGAAAACTAACTATGATTTTGAACAATTAAAATTATATTTAAAAGATTTAAAAGATTATGGTTATGTTGAAAAAGTTGATGAAACAGTACCTTTAAAACACGATAAGGTTATGCAATTTGGAAAATTTAGGGTAAGGTTAGATACAAAATATAGAGTATTTGAAACAGATGTTTGGAAGGATTGATATGAGAAAATTAGATAAAAAAGTAGATAAATTAAGAAAATATACTATAAAATTTAATGGTATTTCAAGACAGAATGGAAAAACAAGTTTAATAATTAGAAAATTTAAGGAGAAAAAATGAGTAAAAATTTAATAAGTAATTTAGGGTTTGAAATTAAAAGAGATGAAGTATTAGTAAGTAGTAGGGTTGTTGCAGAAAAATTAGGAAAACAACATAAACACATACTTGAAAGTATTGATAAAATAACATTGGATAGTACAGTCGAAACTTCGACCCTATTCATAGAAAGTAAATATAAAGCATTAAATGGTAAAATGAACAGAGAAATATTATTTACAGATGAAGGTTTTTTACTTTACATTTTTAATATACAAGGTTATGTTGAATTTAAACTTGAGTTTATTAAAGAATTTAAAAGATTACAAAATTTATTGAGAGAAAAACAATCAGAAGAATGGTTAAAGACTAGAAAGCAAGGTAAGTTAGTTAGAAGAGGAGAAACTGATGTTATACAACAATTAATACAATATGCAATTAATTTAGGTTGTAAAAATACTAAATTTTTCTATTCTAATTATTCTAAAATGGTAAATAAGTTAAATGGTATTAGTACAGGACAAAGAGAATTTGTTGATTGGGGTACATTAATGAAAATAGCACAAAGTGAAGATTTAGTACAAAAAGAGATATTAAAAGGTATAGAGCAAGGATTGCATTATTCTATTATTTATGAAAGATGTAAAGAGAAAGTAAAACAGTATATAGATTTAGTAGGTACAGATGTTAAATTAATCAATGGGGGTAAGTTAATTGAAAAATAAAAATTTTATTTTGTATTGTAATGATAAATTTTTATACAATATTAGTTATAAACAGTTGAGAATATTTTGTAAAGAAAATGGACTTATAATGGATAATATGTTAAGAACTTTACCTAACTATCCCAATGAAAAAAGAAGAAATAAAATTTATAGGGGATATAGGCTTGTAGAACAGTTTGAAAAAGATTTAGTAAAGGAAAATATCAAAGAAGAAAATAAACAGCCACAGAAGTCAAATACGACTGTTTTAGGTAGTGATAAGAAAGAAATTGACTTTATAAATGGTAAAATTAGAGCAGAAAAAATAATTCATTTAAATACTAATAATATTAATGAAAGAGATATATTGAAAGAATTTAATTTGGATATTAAAGAATGGCAAATTGAGAAATTAAATTATTCATTATGGGATAGCCCTAATAAAGAAAAAGGAACAATACCTTTATATTCTGTTAAGTGCCAATTCAAAAAAAGAGATAAATTAGATTATGATGTTGAGGAATTAAAGAATGTTATTGATAGTTGTTTTGATAAAGTTGATTTTATAAGACCAATATTAAATAAAAGAGATAATATTGAAAATATGATATTAATTGATATAGCAGATTTACACTTGAACAAATTTAGTGATGATTATGATATGGAGATGGCTAAAACTAGATTTAATAATGCTATTGATACTTTTTTAAGTGAAACAAGTGCAGAAGAGTGTATATTTATAATTGGAGAAGATTATTTTAATATTGATACAATTAATAAGACAACTACAAAAGGTACACCACAAGATACAGAAGTAGATGTATATAAAATGTTTGATTTTGGATTAAAACTAATGATAGAAGCATTACATACATTAAGTGTATTTTTTGATAAAGTTAATGTTATATTAATTCAAGGAAACCACGATAAATTATTAAGTTATATGTTAGTAAAAGCATTAGAACATTATAATTTTGAAAAAGGGAATATTGTATTTAATAGTGAGATAAAAAGTAGAAAATATATAGAATATGGAAATTCTTTGATTGGATTAGGACATTTAGATACAGAAAATAAGAAACAGAAACAATTTTTAATGCAAAATGAGGTTAAAGAAATGTATGGAAAATCTAAGTATAATTATTTTATTAGTGGACATTTACATAATTATTCTGTTGAAGAAGTTGGGGGAATACAGTATATAAGATTACCTAGTTTAAGTGGTAGTGATAATTGGCATAATGAGATGGGATATATTACACAGACTAAAGGTGCTATTGCTATTGAATTTAATAAAGATAAAGGTATGGTTAAAAAGATTGTTTATAATGTGTAGTAAAAGACTACACATTTTTTTTTATAAAAGTGTTGACAAGAAGATAAAAATATGGTAATATATTTATAGATAAAACTTAATTAGAAGGAGAATTTATGAGATATAAATTGTTTAATAGTGATTGTAATATAGAATTAGATAATTTAATTAATAAAAAATTAAAATTTGATTTTATATTAATAGACCCACCCTATGAATTAGAAAATCACGGTGGAACAAGAAAAGCAATGGCTAAAAGAATGGCTAAAGTTAGAGATGAGATAGATTTTATTTCTAATGGTTTTGATTATGATACTATTTTTAATAAATTAATTGAATTACAAAATGTAGTAAATATGTGTATATTTTGTAGTAATAAACAAATTAGTAAAATAATGAGTTGGTTTGAAAATAAAGGTTATTCAGTTACATTACTTGTTTGGAAAAAGACCAATCCTAGTCCTTTATGTAATTTAAAACATATAAGTGATTTAGAATTTATAGTTTATGTGAGAGGTAAAGGAGCATACTGGGATAGCAATGAAAATTTAGATATAAAATATAAATTAAAACAATATCCAATAGTTAATGGTAGAAATAAATTACACCCTACTGAAAAACCTATAAAATTATTAGAAGAATTAATAAGATTACATACTAAAGAAAATGATGTAGTATTAGATTGTTTTATGGGAAGTGGTAGTACAGGAATTGCTTGTAAGAATTTAAATAGAAATTTTGTAGGAATTGAGTTAGATAAAAAATATTTTGAAATTGCAAAGAAAAGAATGGAGGAATAAATGGATATAGTTAAAGATATTAAAGGTAATGTTGTTAATGTAGGGGATAAGATTAAATTTATGTATTGTGAGTTTGGTAAACCACAAGAAAGAAAATACATTATAAGTAAAATTAGTAAAATAGATTATGAAGAAAAGGAGGTTTATATGGAGAGTGGGCATAGTTGCAGATATTCTATTTTATCTGAATATGAAAGAAAACATTTAACTGAAAAAGAGAAAGAATTATATGACAATAGAATAGGTGGAGAAAAAGTAGATTAAGGGGAAAATATGGAAAAAAATTTATATAATTATGAAATTAAAAAAGGTAAAGATATATTATTTAATTTTGATTTTATAAAATTAGATGATAAGAAATACAGAATTAAATATAATCTTTATTTTGATAAGGTTGAAAAATATTTTAAAAATGATGAATTAGGAATTATTGCTAAAGGTTATCTAGCAAGAATATTAAGTAATTTTCATACTACATTTAAAATAAATCCATTGAATGAGCAACAAGGATTTGATTTTAGTTTAGATATTGAGTTTAGTGGAAATATAGTTGAGAGTATTTATATTGATACATTTAAGGAATATATACAAGCATTAGAAAGTATATTAAAAAATATGAAAATAGTGTTGACAAGAGAAAATATTAATGCTATAATAGAGATGTATCAAAGTTTAGATAGTAAAGTTGAAAATATGATTGTATTAGATGGTAAGACAAATAAAATATATCAAATTAACAATTCACAGATTGATAAGCAAGATAATACAACATTAGGACTTTATTTGACAGATAGAGATATACTTGAGATTGAGAGAATGAATAAACCAATCATTATTCATAATCATCAGAACAATTTAACATTTTCAAAAGAAGATTATGAAGTATATGAAAAATTAAAAGAGAATATTAAAAAGAAATTTCTTTTTATGGTGTATTCAGTTGAAACTCAAGAATTAAAAGAGATAAATACAGGTGTAGTATTTTCTTAAAATAAATTAGGAGGAATTAAATATGGGAAACGGACAAGCAATTTTAGTATTAGGTATGAGTGGTAGTGGTGGACTTAGGTTTAGCCACACATAATAGGGATATTATGGAAAAAACCTTGTGAACCTATGTTAAAGGGGTGTGAAGATATTTTAATATCTTTGCTAACGATGAAAGCCTAATAACTATTTGGATTATAACTAAGAAAGGGTGTATTGAAAATATTTACAGAAGAAGAATTAAAGAATGAAGTATGGAAACCTATTAAAAATTATGAAAATTATTATGAAATCAGTAATTTAGGTAGGGTTAGGAGTATACCTAGAAATGAGAATATTAGATTTAGTAGTAGGAAACATACAAGAATATTAAAATTATATAAAAATATAAATAAAAGAGGTAAAGCAACGGGATATAGGGTTGTTTTATGCAAAAATAATAAAACTAAAAAATTTATGGTACATAGATTAGTTTATGAAAATTTTATAGGTAATTTAGAAGATAATAAAGTTATAAATCATTTAGATTTTAACCCTTTAAATAATAGAGTAAGTAATTTGGAACAAGTTACTAAATTTGAAAATGATTATTATAGTAAAGGGAGAAATTCTATAAAATTGACATTAAAAGATGTTGAATTTATTAGAACATCTAATTTATCTAATAAAGAATTATCCAAAATACTTAGAGTACATATTGCAACTATTACAGGTGTACGACAAGGGAGATTATGGAAAACAGACCAAATAGTTTATGGTAATATCGTGCCAAGTCTATCAAATAAAAAAGAATATTTAATTAGAAGTCATAGAAAAGATTTGATAGAAAGGTGTAACGACTAACCGTGATGAGTGTAACGGAGTAGGGTTGAGATTAACACAATCCGAAGTGCAAGGCAACTAGAACAGTTGAAGAGATAGTCTACCCCTTATGGAAACATAAGGGATTAAGTGAAAACAACAAGTATTGAGAAATTAAAACCAAGTGAAACATTAATCTTGATGAGCCAATTCAAGCCATTGCCTTTTGCAGGGTGGTCTAAGAACTATTCAGTAGATAAGATGGAAAAAGGAAAAGGTTGTATATTGGTATGTGATAACTTTGATAAGTTAAATAAAACTTTAGAAGTTATATTTTCAAAAAATTTACCTTATAAGAATATAATAGTTGATGATTTTCAATTTTATACCCAAAGAGATGTATTCTCAAGAGCAGATGAAAAAGGATTTGACAAGTGGATTGATTTAGCAAAAAATATTAGTGATGTGTTGATGAAAATTATTGGTGGTGCATATTCAAAGAAATTGAATTTAGTGATTATGTGGCACTCTAATACAGAAACAGTTGCAGAAGAAAAGGGAACTATGGTTAAAACATCAAGCAAGTTCATTGATGAAAAGATGACTATTGAGGGGTTATTTACTACTGTGCTATTGACTAATGTTCAAGATGGGGAGTACAGATTTCAGACAAATAGTACAGGTGGTACAAGCAGTATAAAATCTCCTAAAGGTGTATTTGAACTGTATATTCCTAATGACTTGGATTATGTATTGAAAAGATTAGATAAGTATGACAAGGGAGAGTTGTAAAAAATTATTTTTAAGTCAAGTAAGAAATTACTTGACTTTTTTAATATTCTATTATATAATAAGATAGGAAAATATTTTTAAAGGGAGTGATTTTATGGGAAATGAAAATATGTTTAGCATTAGGAAAATTTTATATACTAAAGATAGAAAAATAACATTGATTAAAAATCATACATTTAGAGTAACAAATAATACTGTTGAAGTACAGTATTTGTGTAATGGTTTGGCAATAATTAGACAATTTATGATACCTTTTAATGAGATTTATCATTTACTTAATACTGAATTTGTAAGTGAAGTTATGAAAAAAGATAAAGATTGGTTTGTAAATAATATTTATGTATTTATATCATTTACATTGAGAGATAATATATTGCATAATAGTTTATCTTATGAAAAATCAAATAATTTAGATAGATTAAATATAGATGATGAAAAATATAAAGATTTATTTTCAATTACTTATAAGTTAGGTAGGGAAAATGTATTAAGAATGTATAAATGTTTTTTATCTATGGATAAAGACTATAAACTTAATATTGGTAAAGTTGCCTATACTAAAGTACATAGATTAACAAATTCATTAGATACAGTAAATTTAATTGATTTTAATAAGTTTAAAAAACTAATCGAAAGGATAAAATAATGGAATTTTTGGAGAAAAATTTGGAAGAAAGTGAAGTAAAACTAACACAACTTATATATAATAATAGAGATAATCTTATTGAAATAAAGAATAAGATTAATACAGATGATTTTATTAATTCAAATATGAAAATATTATTTGACTATGCTGTTATATTATATCAAAAATATGATTTTCAAATATTAACTTTGGATAGAATAAAACAGTTAATAGCAAACAATGAAGATATAGATGAGATTACTAGAGAACTGTTATTAATTCATACTGATATTATGAAGATAGATTATGACTTAGATATTAAAGGGGAATTTGAGATATACTTAAAAAATCTTAGTTTATATAGATATTCTACTTTTGTTGATGATAATGGAGGAATAGAGGGTATAATTAACAAGTTATCTGATTTTGCAGATAATACAGATGATATGAGAGATTATTTATTAGATAGTATTGATAGGTGTTTTCATATTTATAAGTCCAAACCTATTGAAAGTGATATGGAGCAAGGTATGGAAGAATTATTAAAAGAAATAGAAAATGATGAAATGGAAGTAGGAATTAGACAGAGATTTAATGAATATACAGACTATTTTACAGGGGGTATATTTAAGGGGGTACATTTTCTAGGTGCTTCGAGTGGAAAAGGGAAAACTACTTGGACTTTTCCATTTTATATTTTACCTTTATTACTACAAAAAGATGAAGATGGGGAATGTAATGAGAAAATATTAATTATTGCCAACGAACAAGATAAAAAAACATTTCAAAAATTATTTCTAGTTGCTATTTATCAATATGTATATAGATTTACTGAAAACAATAAGAAATTAAAAAATAGATTTATTAGAAGGCATAGAATTGAGAGAGGTAGTCCAACTGATTTAGATAAAAGATTGCTAAAAGATACTTTCACATACTATGTAAACAATTTTAAAAAAAGAATAAGATTTGTTTTTATGCCAATGTTTACTCCTGATGATATAGAGAACTGTATTATTTCTAATGCTAGAAAAGGTTATAAGAATATAATATTAGATACTATGAAAGCAGAAGTTAAAGGGGAATATCAATTATTGTCTAATCTTGCAACAAGACTTGATATGATTGCTAAGGCTAATGATTTAAGAATTATTGCTACGGTACAGTTAGCAATACATAGTATGAATAGAAAATATTTAGACCATACTTGCTTGGCAGAGAGTAAACAGATTGTAGAAATTGCAGAACATAGTTTATATTTTAGATATACAGATTTAACTGAATTATCTAAATTAACTATTATAAGATATAAAAGAGATATTATGAGTGATAAAAGTATTGCAGTTACAGAGGAACAAATATTACATACTGAAATTGAAGCATTTATGGAACAAGGATTACATAAGAATAGAGATTTATTTTTAGGTATGAAATTAATGTTAGTATTTGTTGGTAAAAATAGGCACGGAGAAAGTGATAAGATTGTATTGGCAATGATGAATTTTGATAATATGTATTATAAGGAATTAGGTGTTGTTGAGGGATTACAATATGATAAATTTTAAGTCAAGTTTATACTTGACTTTTTTGTTTATGTATAGTATAATTTATTTATAGAATTATTGTAAAGGAAGTGATATAATGAAAATTTGTAAAAGTGAAAATAATGAATTTATACTTATTAATGGAGATACATATAAAGTATTAGATAATTTAAAAAATAGATTAAAAGTTGATTGTGTTTTAACTTCGCCACCATATAATAATAGTAGAAATAATAAAAACTTAAAAAATCACGAAGGAAGGTATGATGTTTATTTAGACCAAAAATCTAATAAAGAATACTTAAAATGGATTATAGATATATTTAATAAAATAGATTATTTATTAAATAAAAATGGAGTTATATTGTGGAATATATCTTATGGTACAGAAAATCCTAATGTATTTTTTGAATTTCCATATCATTTAATTCATAATACTAACTTTATGATTGCAGATATTATTATATGGAAAAAGAATAGTGCTTTACCTAATAATGTTAGTAAAAATAAACTAACTAGAATAGTTGAGTATGTTTATGTTATATGTAGAAAAGATGAATATAATTCTTTTAATTGTAATAAAAAAGTAAAATCTGTATCAAAAACAGGTCAAAATTATTATGAAAATATATTTAACTTTATACAAGCACCTAATAATGATGGAAGTAATAATTTAAATAAGGCAACATATTCTACTGATTTATGTAAACAGTTATTAAATATGTACTGTAAAAGTGGAAATAAAATATTAGATATATTTAATGGTACTGGAACTACTGGAAATGCTTGTTTAGAGTTAGGTATGAAATATATAGGAATTGAATTAAGTGAAAATCAATTTAATTATAGTAATGATAGATTATTAAAAAAGTTAGGAGAAATAAATAATAATGAAAATTTATAATAATTTAGATTTAGATATAGGAAGTATTAAAGGTTTTGATAATATAAAACAATTCTTTATTGAAAATAAAGATATATTTATGGATAAAAATAAAACTATTACATTTGATATTGAAACTAAGGATTTAAGTATGCGAGGAAATAAATTATTAGGTTTTGGTATTGGATTTTCTACAACTAAAAGTAGGTATTTAATAACTAGAGATTTAAGTTTAGAACAGTTAAAAACAATATTCAAGGCTTTTAATAGTTTTAAATGTAATGTTGTATTACATAATTCTTATTTTGATATTTCTCAATTAAATTATATGTTAAATATGAAAATTAGATGGACTTATTGTACATATATAATGGCACATTGTTTACATACTGATATATTGTTGAGAGCAGAAGATAAAGATAAAGGAAATAGTTTATCTTTGAAAGAATTATGTAAAACTTATTATAATGAATTATATGGTTATGAAGATGAATTAGAGAAAGTAAAATTAAGTATTATAAAAGAAAAAGGAATAACAAAGAATAAATTTACTTATGATATGTTTGATGATGAAACTTTGATACCTTATGGTAATTATGATGTATTAGTTACTTATGCTTTATTTAATGGATTTATTAAAGAGATTAAAGAAAATGTTAATAATGGTTGGAAAAAGTTACCATATTTACTTAATTTAAAACATAAAGTAACAAATATTTATATTAATGCAAAAGTGAAAGGTATTAGAGTTGATAGAGATAAGGTATTTGAATTAAATACCCAATGGAATGAAATATTAGAAAAAAACTATAATGAAATTATAGAAACTGAGGAAGTTAAAAAAGCAGAAGATTTATTGTATATGAGAGAATATCGTAAAATCTTGGACAAAAGACAAAAAGATTATAATGATAAATTAGATGATAGATTAGAAAAAATTAGATTAGGTAAATATACAAAAGAAAGATTATTAAAAGATAAGGAAAGAATTAGTCAATTAACACCAAAAATGTTAGAAAATATTGAAAATAAAAGTAAATTTAATTTAAAAAGTTCCAATCATAAGTCTACTTTATTTATTGATATTATGGGATTAACACCTATAAAATATAATGACCCTAATAAAAAAACTGGAGAACGTACACCTAAGACTGATAAGGAATTTATGGGTAAATATTCATATATACCTTTAGTTGATAAAATTAGAGAATATGCTTTATATATTAAAGGGGTAGATGGATTTTTGGGAGTAAATGATGAAAATAAGGAAAAAGGTTTGTGGAATTTAACAAGTGAAGATTATCCATTTAATCATCCTAACTCAAATTTACAAGGAACTATTACACATAGGGTGGCACAGAATAGTGTAAATTTACAACAGTTGCCCAGCAGAGGAGATTTATCAGTATTGAAAAAATGTATAATACCTTTACAAGATAATCATAGAATTGTTGCATTGGATTATTCAAGTTGTGAACTTTATATATTAGGAGCATTAAGTAAAGAGCCTAATTTAATTAATGCAATTAAAGATGGTTTAGATTTACATAGTAATATGGCTTATGGAGTTTGGGGAGATACGACAGAGATAACAAAAGAGAAGTATGATGAAATTAAAACATACCTAAAACAGTCGGAAATGGGGGTACACGTTCGAGGAATGACCTTAGCCGACCTAGACATACCCTTAGAAAAAAAATTGTCTGTAATCAAGGATTTGATGGGTAATATGAGATATAATGCTAAAAGTATTAATTTTGGACTACCTTATGGAATTGGTGCAAAAGGGTTAGCAGAAGATATGAAAGTTAAAGTTAAAGAAGCAGAAAAACTTTTAGATGCTTATATGGAAAAAAATCAGAAAATAAAAGAATTTATGGATAATAATAAAGATTTTTTATGTAAGAATGGTTATATTGAAGGAAATCACGGACAGAGATTGTATATGAATAAATCTAAAGGCATTAAATGGAGAGAATTAAAGGATTGGAAATATAATGATAAGAAAGAAATACTAGAGGAATTAAGAAAGTCCACTAATTATATTATTCAAAGTGAAAATGCAATGGTTATTTACGAAGCATTAATTAGATTTGATAAAAAAATTAAAGAATTAGGTTGGGAAAATGATGTATTTATTTTAACAACTATATATGATGCTTGTTATTTATCAGTAAGTGATAAAATTAGTGATAGTGATATAAAAAAAGTATTGACACAAGTATTTGAAGTATGGTATACTGATGATGTAAAATTTAGAGTTGATATTGAAAGTGGTAAAAACTTTAAAGAACTACAATCAATAGAATGAGAGGAGAAATTATTATGAATAATGGAATTATAGAATGGGAGTATGCTAAGATAGGAGAATTATATTGTTGGACTATTTTAGGGATTAGAGATTATGGTTTAGTTAGAGAATTAGTTGATAAATTTAATAAATATGAAAATAAAGTAAAATTTATTTTAGGGTTAGATTTTTCAAGTTATAATTCTTTATCTAATTATGGAGATTTTAATGCAGATAATTATTCATTAGAATTATGTGATAGAAATTGTAAAGATTATGATGATGATTGTAATAATATAGGTATGAATTATGAATGTGATTTTAATAATTTAAAAAGATTAATTGATTATATTAATTCTTATGGAAATGATATTATTGAAATAAATAATAGTGATAATAGTGATAATTTTGATAATGTAGATAGACCTAATCATTATCAGTTAAATATAAAAGGTAGTAATATTCAAGTAATTGATATTATTGATGAAGTGGTTAAAGATTACAAGCCACAAGAAGCATTTAAAATTGCTAATGTTATCAAATATATTTTGAGAGCAAGTAAGAAAAATGGAATTGAGGATTTAAAGAAAGCAAGGAAATATATTGATATGTTAGTAGGGGAAGATTATGATAAATAAACTTATATATTTATTGTTTAATTTAATTGATTTAATATTATATAAAAATAAAATATCAAAACTAGAAAAAGAAAGAGAAAACACAAAATATATTTTAATAGATGGAGAAAATAAAGGTCAAGATTTTTATGCTTGACTTTTTCTTTTATATGTGTTAAAATTAATTAATTATAAATACATTGGAGGTAAAAATTTATGATAAATTATTATGGAAGTAAAGTGTATAAATTAGAGGAACAGTTTAATATATTATTTCAAAATAAAATACTTAAATATAGTT